AGTACCTTTCCAATCGACAACTTCGCCTGTAGCCTGGTCTAAAATCTTTTTAACTCTTCGATAATCTCTTTCCCAAAATTCATCATAAGCATAAATTTCCTGTTGATACATGTACCAATTCGGTCCCATAAACTGAAAACGACCGTCTTTTGCTCCATAACCTTTATTAAGGGCAGGAAGAAAGTTTTTAAGTTTTGGGAAAAGAGATAAAACCATTTTTCTAGTAAGATATTTCCGCGTCCAAACCCATCCGCAGTCGGATAAATCTGCTTTTGTCCAATAATTATCCATAACAAAAGCATTATAGGGAACCCTATCAGTCTTAATATCTCCATTTTCCGGATCTTCACGAAAGTCCATCCATGCACATTGGAGATTGAGACCCGTCATATTTGAGCCATAAAAACAATCAGATATTTTATTATAAGAACGATCCTGATTTTTCACCCAATAAAGAACTTTCGTCAATTCATCTTGAAATTCTTCACCTTCCGAGTCCACAGCAGTGCATAAAGTTACTAAACGATTGCGGGCCTGATAGCCACCAATCATATTTAGTATTCGCAGAACTTTATTAAAGATAAGTAAACGTTGATTTCGATAATTGATATTATAGAAAGAATTCCAGTAATCCTGCTGGCCGGTAGCCATTTTAACATCTAAATCAGCCGCCATTTGCCACTGTTGCCAAAGAGGTTGAGACTCTTTCCAGTGCTCATCCATGATTTGTTTAATGGGATTATTTGCATTTGAGAAATACATCCAAACCGCCAAGTAAAATATTTACTTGCATATTAGGTTAAAAAAAATTTGTTTACAATTGTTAAGGATTGCCCGGGGTTGCGAGTTGCTCATAAGTATTATAAACAACACCTGTAAAATTAAGACCACTGAATGGAACAACTTGAGCAGGAAATTCTTGTGTTTTTGCAGGAATTGCGAATGCAGATAATTGTAAAGTATTAAGGCCGGTAGAAAAATTAAAATTATCAATAACAGTAATTATACAAGTTTTATTGTTAATTTCCATGCCATAACTAGAGTTAACGAACAACTGGACGTCCATACCAGAAATGAATCCGTGAGCAGCCACAGTAGTTACAACGGCATTTTGGGCATTTGTAATGGCAGCTATTTTTGCCGGCATCGGATTGAATGTTACCTGAGGATAATACCATGGGACTTTCAAGCGACCAATATAAAGAGTTGTCACATTCTGTTTCCTTTGAATCTTTTGAGCCAGGAATTATCATCCATTATCCTTTTATATTCATCTCTTCGATTTTGTAGGGCAAAAGACCAATTAGTAGGTTTTTTAGTCTTAGGATTTAACCAACGTTCATTAGCACGTTTAATTTTCTCATCTTCCGGCATTCTTTTAGATGACATTGCGATACTTTTGGTTCCATTCATCAATCTGGTCTTTTTTTATACCAGAACCACCATATTGTAAACGGGAAAGAGCTAAGTAGCGGAAAGCATCACATCCATGTGAACTGGCATCATGTTCCGGCTTATCGGAATAACAATTCATCTTATCATTATATTTCTTATGATAATTAGTTAAATGCCTAAGCAATAGTTTAGATCTTTCTTGGTCAAACCAGGATATTCCCATAAGCACGCGTCCGGCTTCGATCCCCGATTCAAATGAAGCCCTTTTAAGCACCGTGACTTTGATCCCAAATTGGCGTGCCATATCAACGAGACTTTTGCCAGTCTGAAGCGACCCGTTTTCGGCATCGAATGGCATATAATGTGTTCCGTAAACATAGCATCGCATATTAAGCTGACGTATAAAATGTTCGAGTCCTTCTCCGGTAGCTTCATAATAATCCAAAATCCTTACTTCTTTATCAATTTCCTGCCACCAAATGATGGCAGTAGAATCTCCATAGCCTAAGTCCCAAGAAGTATTAACTGGACTTCTAGCTTCGTAGGCCACTTTGCAAATTCTCCCTTCTTTGCGAGCAGTTTCCATAAGCCGACCATAGTATGAACCTTCCACGCCGCGATCATAGGAACAGTAATATTCCTGTTGGATAAGTTCTTCGGAAACACCTTCGCGGCGTTCTTGCTCAAGGGAAGCATGAGAAATGAGAGATGTATCTTCGACAGTGAGTTTTTGGTAAAACCATTCATTAGAATTTTCTCTGGCAATTTGATCCAGTTCAAATTGATGGTTTTTACCTCTAGGTGTACCATTGAATACCGCCCATCCTTTATTTTTTAGAAGAATAGGACGAATAATCATCTGCCAACATGCAGGATCTTGCAAAGAAAACTCAGAATGCACCACACCACAAGGGTTAGTCCCAGCCAGAGCATCATAATTATCAGAACCGACAAGTTGAATAATGCTTCCATTAATAAATTCAATTTTAAGATCAGTGTTGTGTTTATTTTTGATAAGTTTCTTAGGAATTGCAGCATCGAGTATTTTCTTTCCTTCTTCATTCATACCATCCCAGATAACTTTTTTGGCCTGACGATATGTAGGAAGAATATAATAATAAAGACCAATTTTTTCTATAGCTTTCAATACCATAAAATTCAAGCAGGCAATATCTTTTCCGGCTCTGCGATGCCAGACGAGAAGGGCGCGATTTTTTTTGGTCATAGCATCTTCGAATGTAGATTGATATGGCCTGGGGGTATATTCTAGAAAAACATCCAATGTAAACTCCTGATTAAAATAAATCTTAACAGATTGACAAGTATTAAGGAAAGTGTTAAGATATGTTCCATATGAGGTATTATGTACTATACAACTACGGATTTGATGCCAGAAAATCTATCTAAACCAAGGAAAACGATGGAAAACGAAACATTTAAAAACGAAGCTTTAACATTAAAACAACAATACAAAGAAAATCTTGAAAAAGAAGAAGCTAAATTAAAAGAATTTATATCTTGGCAACGTCAAGCCTTTGCGCAACTTGTAAAACTACAAGATAATATATGTGAATTTAAAAATAAGTTAAGAATTTTAGAAGATAAATTGGCTAACGATGATGAATCATCTACATCCTCTTAAGATAAGGAATGCTTGGTCATGATTATTGACTGCATCTCGGATTTACATGGATTTCAGCCTCAACTGGAAGGTGGTGATCTATTGATAGTTTCCGGAGATTTTACAGCTCGGGATACCAACCAAGAACATCAAGATGTTTTAGATTGGCTGGATATCCAAGATTATGAAAAAGTTGTGGTCATTGCCGGAAACCATGATGGATTTTTGGAAAAGAATCCGGAATTTTATAAACAATCAGCAATAACATATCTTTGCGATTCAGGATGCGAATTCAAAGGATATAAGATTTGGGGAAGTCCATGGACACCAATATTTTGTGATTGGCATTTCATGCTTCCAATTGCAAAAAGAAAAGAAAAGTGGGCCTTAATCCCTAATGATATAGATATTCTTATAACGCACGGACCTCCTTATAGAGTGTTAGACAAAGTTCCTAGTTATGAAAAGGATAATGAATTCGAACATGTTGGATGTTATGAACTTAAAAAGAGAGTTGATAGTCCTTTGATGAAGAATTTAAGCTTACATGTGTTCGGTCATATTCATGAAGGATATGGGCAGATGGAAATTGGAAAAACAAGATATGTTAACTGTGCGATTATGGATGAAAGATATAAACCGGTGAATAAACCTATAAGAATAGAATTATGATCTGCAAACAATGTCAAAATAAAATTTCACGTAAATGTGTGAAGGCATGTGGTGGAACTGTTCCTTTGAATGCTTTAGGATGTGATAATGATTATAAATGTGAATGGGAATCTTTTGCTGATGGAATTATTAAAATATTCAAAAACAAAGAGAATATGAATGCAAATAATTGATGGAATTGCTGTTTTTGGTGATGCTTTTCCTGAGGCTGTGGAACAAATGAAAGCGGTGATGAATTATGGTAAGAGACCTGAATATACTGTGCTTTGCGCTGATCATCACATCGGATATTCTGTACCTGTTGGCGGCGTGGTGGCCTATTCCGGAGCTATTAACGTTAATGCAGTTGGCTATGACATCGCTTGTGGTAATAAAGCTGTTTTGTTGGCTTGTGATAGTGAAAGTATCAAAGTAAACATTTGCAGGGAAATGAATGAAATTCAAAAGCATATCAGTTTTGGAATTGGCAGAAAGAATAACGAAAAAATCGAACATCCTTTATTTGATGATGATTCCTGGAACGAAGTTCCTTTACTCAGAGATCTTAAAAGTAAGGCATGTGATCAGTTGGGCACCATTGGTTCAGGAAACCACTACGTGGATATCTTTACGGATGAGCTTAATAGGATTTGGGTTGGCGTTCATTTTGGGAGTCGTGGTCTCGGTCATAGTATTGCAACACATTTTGTAAAAGCAGGGGGAGGGAAAGATGGAGTCCACGCAGAGCCGGTCATTTTTGATGAAGATTCAGACCTTGGACAACAATATATCAAATGCATGGAAATCGCTGGTCGATATGCTTACGCAGGAAGAGATTGGGTATGTCAGAGAGTGGCGAAAATCCTCAGATCAGAAATTCTTGACGAGGTACACAACCACCATAACTTTGCATGGAGGGAACGTCATTTTGGTCAAGATCTCTGGGTCATTAGAAAGGGCGCAACACCTGCCTTCCCTGGCCAAAGAGGCTTTGTTGGAGGTTCTATGGCAGACATATCAGTTATACTTGAAGGGATCGAAACCCCAACTTCTGCAAAAGCTCTTTATTCAACTATCCATGGAGCCGGCCGTGCTATGGGAAGAAATCAAGCCAAAGGAAAAATCTGTAGAAAAACCGGAAAACAAGTCACAGCCGGATTGGTATCAAAACAAGCCCATGACGAATATATCAAAAAAGCTAATGTGGAAGTGCGCGGAGCGGGGTTGGACGAATCGCCCCTAGCATATAAACGTATAGAAAGAGTGTTAGAAGTTCATAAAGATACAATTAAGATAATACATACCTTGAAACCTATTGGTGTGTGCATGGCTGACGAAAGAAACTTGAAAGTGGATAGATATAGGGATTGACATGGGATTTATAATATATCCACCTGAAGGCACGAAATTTGGAAAATGTGAAAGATGTGAAATGCCATTTATCGATGATGATTATAGCAAAATTTGTTTACTATGTCAGATTACACAAGAATCAGAAAATCTAGGATTATATGAATAGTGGATTAGCATATATTGGAAAGATTATCAAATTAGAGCCTATCAAAGACGCAGATTTTATATTGAGTGCGACCGTTATATGTGGCGCAGGGGGAAAATGGCAAGGAGTAGTAAGAAAGAGAGATTTTTCCTTGAATGATTTAGGTGTAGTATATTTGCCCGATGCTTTGATTTCTCCAAGGGATGATATGAAATTTCTGGAGAAGAATGGATGGCGTGTGAAGATGCAAAGATTTAAGGGAGTGCGGAGTGAAGTTGTGATTATGCCTTTAGTGAATGTTTCTTTATTAAATTTTCTTGGTGAAGATGTAACTGATTTATTTGGAGTGGAAAAATATACCAAACCAGTTCCCTTAAATATGCAAGGAATAGCGAAGGGACAATTTCCCGGATTTATTCCAAAGACAGATGAGCCTAACTGGCAGACTGTGCCTGAATTGATCGATAAATTGCATGGTAAGCAATATTATATAAGTCAAAAGTGTGATGGCAGTTCAACAACAGCATATAAGAGATATGGACAATTTGGAATTTGCTCAAGGAATTGGGAGTTAGAGAAAGATGAGAATAATGGATATTGGAAGATTGCTATTAAGTATGATTTGGAGAAAAATCTCCCGGAAGGTGTTGCGATCCAGTGGGAAACTTGCGGGCCGAAAGTACAAAGTAATCCGATGGGATTGAAGGAACTAGATGGATTTGTCTTTAGTGCATATAACATCCATAAGCATTGTTATCTTCAATACCATGAATTGCTAGCTCTTTGTAAGCTGATAAAGATGAAAATGGTGAACACATTAGGAGTTGGCAAGTTTGATGCTACTAAATTTACTGGTGGTTTGGATGTAGATGCATGGGCAAAGGGCAAGTATGAGAATGGTAAGGAGCATGAAGGAGTTGTAGTTAGAAGTCAGTGGAATGAAGAAGATGGAAAACCAATAAGCTTTAAAGTGATAAACATAGATTATGACAATACCTGAAAAATATAAAGATTTGAATATCAATGAGTTAATTAAAATATTGGATGAAGATAATCCTGCGATGCATATTGCAATGAGGGCTTTAGCAATGCGTATATCTAAGGAAATGAGCATCTTGCATGATAGAATTGATACATTGCACATAAGAATCGATAGAATAAGGAACGTCTGATAATATTTTAGATGAAGGATGGAAGAAATATTCATAGGAGAAAGTTAATGAGACAGAAATTAACATTGACAAAGTTAAAAATATTGGTATAACAGGCACGAGCCTTTCGAGTGGCTTTTTCTTTTTATTTTTTCTTTTTGGCTTACTTCGTATCTATGGGTGCACGAAGTAGCAGGGCCCCATAGATTAAGAATACCGACGGGTCCACACGAAGTAGTGCCATGCAGCTAGAACAGTTCTAGAAATACCGACACTACTGCACGGAGTAGCAGATGATGTGCATGCTATGTGCTGGGGAACCTCAGCATGTAGATGCACTACAAGGATAAGCATTTATATGAAAGATAAGGAATGAAAAATGTTACAATTTGTAAAGCAATGGGTAAGAGAAATTACAGATGAAAAAACAATAGTTGCAGATGGAACGAGAGATAAGTGGACTAGTTGTGAAGACGGATTACCGCATACAGACAGATATGTTGAAGTTTTATTATATGGATCTAATAGTCGTTACGAACTTGGAAAAAATGTGATGTTAACACTTGCAAGATTTAATCCTCGGGTGGGATGGAATATTGATGGATGTGTTGGAATAGTTATTTCATGGAGGGATATAGATAAGGAAATCAAAAATATCTTAGACGACCATGAATATTTGAAGAAACTCATATGAAAGAAGTAGACAGTGGCAATCTATCTATAATATGTATAACAATAGTTTTATTATCAATAGTTTTATCTATAGCTATATATAATATTCAATATGTAGATAAGATTAAAACTATTAATAAAAGAATCATTTATAGAGAGAACAATGTTCCATATAAGTATGATGAAATTGAGATGAAGGAATGAGGGATGCATAATGGATGATAGACAGTTTAATATATCTAGCATTGTTTTAGTGTTAATGGTTGGTGTGTTTGGTATTGGAGGGTGCATGCTTGGTTTACCAAACTATGATGTCTGGCATCAGAGCAAAGCCGGGGAAGCGGAATTGGCAAGGGCAGAGTACAACAGGCAGATAGCGACATTAGAAGCTAGGCAGAAACTTGAAAGTGCGAAGAGTTTAGCCGATGCAGAAGTCATAAGGGCCGAAGGTGTTGCCAAAGCCAATCAGATCATAGGAAAGAGTTTACAGGGAAATGAAAGTTACCTTCGATATCTCTGGGTTCAAGGTATGCAAACAAATCAAATGCAGGTAGTATACATTCCTACTGAGTGCAATTTACCAATCCTTGAAGCTAATAGGTTTAAAGAATATGAAAAAAATAAATAGAGAATGAAAATGCTCGATGACATCGTAGATAAACACATTGAATTTTGCAATACAGAGGTGAAGTTTGGAAAAGACCGTGTTGATTGCTTTACAAATCAAATACTGTTAATGCGCTTGTTTAGAGAAGAAATTAACGAATTAAAAGAAAAAGTTAAAAATTTAGAGGAAAAAAATGAACCCATTACACTTTAGATCATACTCAGCACCACCTAATTCCCCAATAACACCACGTACTTATGATGAGAAACGTGAAGATAAACCTGAAAAAGATGTATCATCGCACTCAAGCGATTATTATGACAGTAGCTCAGAAAGCGATGATGACTTTAAACCTGCATTTATCGTCTCAGCTCCTGTTAAAGTACCAACTCCTATCGTCAAACCTGCACCCGTGAAAGTTAATGAAGTTTGGCAGATTCTTCACTTCGGAGATTGATGAACCATTTCGGTCTTGCCGCTAATATCATCGACGCCTGCTTCCTCGTCATCGGTAAATCCGGCAAAATCCTTAATGCCCGCGGCAACCGCATCTGCTTCCTACTCGATATCTTCTGCCTATCCTACTGGATCTACATGGATATAAATCGACAACTCTACTCACAAGCCATTTGTGCCGTTTTCTCCATATTCATCTGCATCTACGGCTTTAACAAATGGGGCAAAATAAAGTGAAAGCTACTAAGTGGTAAGAATTGTTTCAATGAATACTTTTCCTAAAATAACTAGGTTTTTTTGGCTGAGTTACATAGGAGGGTATACATTCACAACAACAGCAAGAGGACCCAAAACCCCTTGACGTATGCCCTCGACTTTGAAAGACTAGGACAAACGGATTGACAAATTAAAAGTAGAAGTTGAAACAGATGTTAACAGTTACTTAGCTTTCTTACTGCGCTTCTTCGGTGCCATTGCCTGCTTTGATAGGCTGCGCCCTGAGACTATAACATTGATTGTACCAGTTGGCTGGTCGGCAATACCTGCGCGTTTGAGTTCAAGCATTGAGTTCATAAGCTCACGATCATAAACATGCATAGTGTGCCTCACGATACCTTCTGAGCACTTACCTTTCATTGCTAAAAGCTCTCGACGTTGTGCTACACGCAGCTTTGCGGATTTAAGTTCTTTCGCAAAAAGCGGTTCAGCTTGAGCGAACTCCCAAACGCGTTCCTGGCACAGATTTTGATCAGCGATCCAGGTATTAAATACCCAAGCGTCATCACGTTGCGACCATTCGATAAGACCAGGGATAAGATCGAGGATAAACTTTTGATTATAGACTTTATGTTTACCTGGGTTAGTGGAGATAAGAGTATGTCCGGGTTTAAAGGAAGTGGAAGATCTAGCCATGATGAGCTCCTGTAAATTGCAGTGTATTTGTCAATGAGAAAAGTA